GGCTGGGCCACGCCAGAGGAGGACGCATACGAGATTCACCTGCGTCACGGTGGCTGGGAGGTGCGGCCGCTGATGCGCGTGCGGGTCGGGTCCGAGGTCTACGACGTGCGCAACGTGGTCGAGCCGCCACCGTTCGGCACTCCGTCCACGGTGCTGCAGTGCGTCAAGGAGACTCCCTGATGGCCGTGAAGGTGCTCGGCATCAAGGAACTGCAGTCGAACATCAAGGGCGTCAATCGGCAGCTAGCCCAGATGGAGGACCCGGCCGAGCGCGCTGCTGGCGAGGTCATCAAGGACGCCTGGGAGGTGCGCGTCCCGTTCAAGGACGGGAACTACCGGCGCAGCCTGGCGGTCGGTCCCACGAAGAAGGGCATGGCGGTCGGCGTGACGTGGCTGCCGGACCTCCCGCGCGAGGAACAGCCGGTCATGTACGCGAAGCGCCTGGAGTTCGGAGACAGCGCGCGCCACCCTCAGCCGAGCATGCGTCCTGCGCTGGAGGCAAGCCGCGCCGAGGCCACGGCTGCAGCAGGCACCGAACTGTCGGCCGTCGCGAAGGGCCGCAAGGCGCGCAGGAAGCGCACGCCGAAGGCACCGGCATGACCATCGACGCCGCGCTGTTCGAATACCTCGATGGCGTGCTCACCTGCGCGCCACGCATCTACCCGATGGGCGTGCGGCCGCAAGGCGCCGCGCTGCCATGCGTGACGTACTCGCTGGTCAGCGGCCCGACCACGCACTACTCTCACGACGGTCCTAGCGACTATGCGGTGTCGTATCAGCTTGACTGCTGGGCGAACGAGGCCGACGCCGTGATGGACCTGGCAGCCGAGGTTCAGGAGGCACTGGACGGCTACCGAGGCACCTGGGGCAGCGTCGTTGTCGGCTCCGTGTTCCTCAGCACCGTCCTCGATGACTACGAACCTGACACGCGTCTCTGGCGCAGGCTGCGTCAGGCTGAAATCCACTACAGCACGCCAGCCGGGTCGTAGCCCGAGCAGCAGGAGGAACGCATGGCAGCGACCCAGGCCGTCGCCTCATACGGAGCGACCATCACCATCAACGGTGTACCCATCATCGAGGTGGGCGACATCGCCGGTCTCGAGTTGAGCACCGACGTCGATGAGGTGACGAACCACGACTCCCCCGATGGGGTCGAGGAGCGCATCCCGACCATCAAGCGCCTCGGCGAACTGTCCTTCCCGATGAACGTGGTGGCTGCTGACGCCGGTCAGCAGGACCTGTTCGCAGCCTGGGAGGACCGCAGCGGCGACACCTATGTCGTGACCTACCGGAGTGGCGTGGTCGCCACCTTCGTCGGGTTCGTCACCGGCTTCGGCCTTGCGGCACCGGTGGCAGGCCACGACTCCAGCGACGTGACCATCACGCCGAAGTCCGCGCCGACCCTGGCCTACGGCTCCTGATGGTCAGGACCGTCACCGAGCCGGTCGGGACGAGGGGCGCCGCTCCGGCGCCTCTCAGCCTGGCCGACCTGGCAGCACTGCGCACCGACTACGAGGACGTCACCTGCCCAGACATGGGCGACGCGGTGCTGCGCCTCTACGCTCTCAGCGGCACCGCACGTGCCCAGCTGGTCCCTGCGATGGCAGACCTTGCGGGCACCGACGACGACGACGCGCGCTCACCCGACGCCGTGCGCCGCGTGTTCCAGTTCGAGGTCAGGGTCGTGGCGTCGTGCCTGGGATACCCGGAGGCCGAGTGGGACGCGGCCGGTGACGCGCTCGGCGCGCCGACCGTGGAACTGCTGTATCCGGTGGCCGCGCGGCTGTCGAAGCTCGACCGCCAGGAGGTCGATGCGGTCGCGGCCGAGATGGGAAAAGCGACGAGCGAAGGTTCTGGCACCGACTCACCCTCGCCCTAGGACACGGCAGCCTGGCCGAGTGCCAGGCGTCAGTCAACAGCCCCGAGTTCGTGGAGTGGATGGCGTTCGACCGGTACGAACCCATCGGCACGCGCACCACGGCAGACCTGCTCGCGCTGCTGGTGTCGCTGTTCTACAACGTGAACCGGCCGGAGGGCGCTCGGACGTGGCTGCCGCAGGACGTGCTGTCGGACCCGCTTGCACCGCGCAGGCTGTCGCCGGACGAGGAAGCGAAGCGCGTCGGGCAGGTGATGCTGGACTACCGTCGTCTGCGCGCGGAACGCCTCGCTAAGATGGCCGCACCGGCAGACGACGAAGGGACACCACCATGAGCGCGGGCGCCATCATCGGGCAGCTGCGCATCCTCGTGGATGCGGACAGCACGAAGGCCCAGGAGAACCTTCGGAAACTCGGTGGGAAGGCCGGGGTCATCGGCGCTGCGGTCGGTGGCGCGATGGGCGGCATGGCAATCGCCGCGCTCAAGATGGGCGACACCTGGGACACGGTGATGGACGGCATGCGTGCCAGCACCGGCTTCACCGGGGACAAGCTCGACGCGCTCGGTGCCACCGTCACGGACGTCAGCGGCCGCGTGACCGAGGACTTGACCACGGTCAGCGAGGTGGTCGGGACGCTGGCGAAGGTCACCGGTAGCGCGAACAGCGCCACGGCCGAGTCGCTGGTAGACCTGGCGCGCCTGACCGGCAGCGCATACCAGTCCACGGCCGACACCGTGTCCAAGGTCTACACGAACTGGCAGGTGTCAGCGGCTGACCAAGTGAAGGTCAACGACCTGCTGCTGCGGGGCTACCAGGCGTCGGGCGTGAGCATCGAAACCCTGGCAGGCACGCTGACCAAGGCTGGTCCCACGTTCCGCGCGCTCGGCTTCTCCATCGAGGAGAGCACCGCGCTGGTGGCCGGTCTGGGCAAGGCTGGCATCGACGCGACCGCCGTGCTGGGACCGTTCAAGAAGGCCATCGCCACGCTCATCAAGAGTGGCAAGTCGCCGTCCGAGGCCATCGGCACGCTGTTCGACCGCATCAAGAACGCCAAGACCGACACGAAGGCGGGGCAGCTCGCCCTGGAAACCTTCGGCTCCAAGGGTGTCGCGCTGGCCGGGATGATTCGGGATGGCACGCTGGACATCGAGGCGTTCTACGCGGCCATCGGTGAAGGTGGCGACACGGTGCAAGCCGCGTCCGACGACACGCGCGACATGGCCGATGGCTTCGCCGAACTCAAGAACAAGGTGCAGGCCTTCATCGGTCCGATGGCAGCGGACTTCGCCGGCCTCAGCGATGCGCTCGGGAACAGCATCTACCTGCTCCCTGCGCTGGCCGGTGGCATCGGCAACGTGCTCGGCCGCGTGGCCGGGAGCACGAAACTGCGCGCTGGCGCGGGGAAGATTGGCAAGGCCATCAGCGCGGCCATCGGCGCCACCATGAAAATCGGTGGCGCCTTCATCGACAAGCTGGTCGGACCCCTCATCGACGGCATCGGCAAGTCGCCGCTCTGGAAGAAGGCCGGTGGCCTGGCCGGTGGCCGGTTCGGCACCGCGTTCAAGGCTGCTGGCATCCTCGGCCTGGGCCTCATCATCGCCGACGAAATCGGCCAGGCCATCGAGATGGCGAACAAGAACCGGGACCAGGGCGCGTCCAACTCCAAGGCGATGCAGGACTTGCTCTCGTCCGGCATCACCGGCGCCGAGGCGCAGAAGAAGCTCGACGCACTGAAGCAGGTGCCAGCCTCCCTGAACGCCATCCAGCAGGGCGCCATGTTCCTCGGTGGCGCAGGCGAGGGGAACGTCCTGGGCGGGGCGATGGACTTCGTGTTCGGAGCGAATCCGGCCGAGGACTACAACGAGCAGGTCCGCGCCTTGGAGTCGTACATCGCCAGTCACCCGCCCACCATCGACGTGAAGCCCATCACCACGGTCAGCGGTGGTGGCACTGGCACGGCCGTCGAGGAAGCGGTGGTGAAGCCCATCCGCAAGGCCTTCCGCACTGCCAGCGCGGCAGCCGTGGCCGGGTTCGGGTCGGTGCGGGACGCACTGCAGAACCCTCCGAAACTCCGCTCCAAGGCCTGGCGCCTGGACCACCTCAAGGGCCAGATGGTCAAGGTCATGGCGAACCTGCGCGCGGCCGTGAAGGCTGGCGACCCGGTGAACATCCGGTACTGGGAAACCGCGCGGGCCAAGGTCGCAGGCCAGCAGCAGCGACTCAAGGGCAAGACCGTCGCCACCATGAAGGACATCAAGAAGGAGTACGCGGCCACCGGCGTCAAGGCCGATGGCACCTGGGCAGGCATCAAGAGCACCACCGATACGAAGGCGCAGGCTGCCAGCCAGAAGGCCATCAGCGAGGCGCAGCAGACCAAGACCGGCATCGACGCCGTGAACCTGCGCAGCAGCGGCATCGGCCTGATGAACGAACTGGCCTCCGGCATCTACGCTGGCATCCCGCAGGTGTCGGCCGCAAGTAGCGCGGCAGCCGCTGCAGCAGCTGCTCCCCTGGCCGCGCACTCGCCGCCCAAGGTCGGGCCGCTTTCGAAGATTGACAAGTGGGGCAAGCCGCTGGTGGGCGCGTGGCTGGGCGGCATCGAGGGTGAGGTCAGCCGTGCTGGTGCGGTCGGCGCCAGGCTGGCCGGTGCCATCAGCCCAGGCGCTCTCAGCGGGGGCATGGGCCGCTCAGGGCGGCGCGGCGCCGGGGAAGGTGGCACGCACTATCACATCGGCACGCTGGTCAGCGACAACCGGGGGATGGACCGGCTGGACCGGCGCCTCAAGGGCCGGAACCGCATGAAGCGCCGGGACCGTCGCGCACCTGCCAGCCCGAACGGTCAGGTGCGGTGAGCGGTGGCATACCCGACGCGCGTCACCTGGCAGTTCCGCAACGTCAGCCAGGACGAGGACTTCTGGCCGCTGCTGGACAGCATCGAGATTCAGGACACGAACCAGCAGGACGTGGCGACCTTCTCGTGCGAGGTGGTGGACCCGGACCTTGCCATCACCATCGAGGACGAGGATGAGGTCTGGGTCAAAGCCGATGGCGTCAAGGTGTTCGGTGGCCGCATCAAGACCCTCACCACGGCATACCGCAGCGAGGTCGGTCCGCGCACCTACCAGCTAGAAGCGCAGGACTTCACGGCCAGGCTGGACGACTCGGTGATTGACCACCCGAAGTCGCGCGCCACGGAGAGCGCCGACGACCGGCTGGCCTGGATACTCACCTTCCTGAACTTCTCCATCACCACCGGTGGCGTGAACCTGCCAGCCGAGGATGCGGAGAAGGGCGACTTCGACGGCATGACCGTCCGTGAGGCCTTGGACAGCCTGGCCGACGAGCTCCGACTCTCGTACTACGTTGACTACGAGAAAGACCTCCACATGTTCCGCACGGAGACGGTGACGGCGCCGTTCCTGCTGGACAACGACGCACCGGACTACGCCACCGCGTTCCCCTTCCGCGAGTGGGACGGTGAGACGCAGGACAGCGTGGAACTGGCGAACGCCACGCTGGTCATGGGCGACAAGCGCCGAGCATGGGTCGAGAGCGCCGGGAGCATCGCCACCTGGGGGCGCCAGGAGCGCAGCCTGCAGGACAGCGAACTGGTGACCACCTCGCAGATACAGAACGCTGGCCTGCGCGCGAACGCGGAGAACGACCAGCCGGTCATCGAGGGGCACTTCGTCTGTCACGAACCTGGCCTGCAGGCTGGCATGACCATCCACCTGACAGCAGCCGAGTGGCCGGACATCACCGACGCCGTGCGCATCCTCACCGAGGTCAGCATCACGGCCGTTGACCCGCTGGACGATGAAGGCCTGGCGTACTTGCGCACCGAGGTCACCTACAGCGACCGGCGCCGCGCGCGGCCATACCGCCACCCTCGGCATCCGAAGCATCCCGACGTGGAGGACGGCGACCCCATCACCTTCAGCCGCTATGCGTACCAGTACCGGGTCGGTCGCCTGGGGCTGGCTGCCGCGTTCCACTACGAGAGCATCCCCGACGACTACCAGTTCGCAGGCCCAGGTGGTCCCATCCACCGCGAGGTGACCCAGAACAGTCACCCTCACAACATCCCCTGGACGGCCGGTGTCTGCGCGCTCGGCCTTGGAGGCTGGGGCGGCTACGAGATAGAGGAGGTCTGGTGGGGCTTCAATCCCGGCGACCTGCTCGGCACCGTTGGCATCCGGGTCACGGTGGAACTGGACAACCTC